AGCCCGGTATCTAGGTATTTGTTGCTACTGCCAACCGATCCGTTCGCATTGAGCCCGACGACCTCGCTATAGTCTCCCGACACAAAATTGTTGTTGGTATCGGTGGCGTTGCCGTACTGCGTGCCGGTGCGTGACTGCCCCCGGTACAGGGGGACGAGGGCGGCGTTGAGCGAGGGGCCGGCAAAAATCCCCATGCGAAAGAATCGGTCGCGGATGCCAGCCTTGTCGATGTCGCTGCACAGTTTCGACACCGCCCGCATGGTCGTTGCCGATGGCGTGCCGCCTCCGTTGGCTACGACCGCAGACCGCCACGCGGCGGCTTCCGGGTGGACGCCAGAGGCGAGCGGGCGAAGCAAACGAGGTGACATAGCCATCGGGAAACGTCCGTAGAGTGGTGATGTGGCGACGTTCAGACGACCCGCCAGACGGCGGACGTGGCGTCGTAGACGACCAGGGCGGCCCCGCCGTTGCGGTCCATGACGTAGTCGCCGGCCCACGGCACTGCGAAATAGGCGTTGGCGTTGCTGCCGGTGTTGTGCTGCAGCGTGATCGGGGCCGTGGCCCCCACGTTGACCAGCAGCTTGGCGTCACCGTCGACGCCCGTGATCCCGAGGCCCCGCAGGTTGACGCCCGTCGTGCCGGTGACCGCCAAGCGGTAGATGTCGCCGGCCCCGGGGTTGTAGCCGGTCACCGTCGTGTTGGCCGTCAGCACGGCCGGCGTCGTCACCACGTTGGTGTAGGACGCGCCGGTCGAGCCGGTGGCCCCGGTTGCGCCCGCGCCGCCCGTCGGGCCGGTGACGGTGCTGGCCGCCCCCGTCGCCCCGGTGGAGCCGGTCGGCCCGCTCGAGCCGGCCGCGCCCGTGGGGCCGGTGGCCCCGCCGGGGCCGGTCACGCCCGTCGGGCCGGCGATGCCGCTGCCGACCAGCGTCCAGGCCTGGCCGTTCCATTGGTAGGTCCGGCCGCCCGTGGTCGTCTGTTGGCCGTTCGTGGGTCCGGTGGGAAACGTGAGAGACATGATTCACCCTTCGCTTAATAGAACGAAATCACCCGCCACGTTGACCCGTCCCAGACGACGAGCTGCGCGGTGCTGTAGATCGTGGTGACGTAGACCGATCCGGGGGCTTCGATGTTGATACCGCCGCCGCTGGTCACCTCCTGGATCACAAAATCGAGGCCCGCTGACATTCCGGTGGGCAACACGACGGTCTGCGACCCGCCGGTGCAGGTCAGGAACTGGTAGCGGTCGGACGACGCGGCCAGCGTGATCCCGGTGGCGATCGTCTGGCGGTTGGCACCAGCTCGAGCAGCTGGCCCGGTCGCGCCCGTCGGGCCGCCTGACGGCCCGGTTGGGCCGGTGACCGTCGATTGAACGCCGGTCGGCCCGGTGACCGTCGACTGCGGGCCGGTCGGCCCGGTGATGCCCGTGGGGCCGGTGACCGTCGACTGCGGCCCCGTGACGCCCGTCGGGCCGCGCTCGCCCTGGACGCCCACCTCGATGAACTGGGTTTGATAGCGGACGAAATACCGGCCGGTGTTCTGGTCGAGCCACACGGCCCCGGCCACGGTCAGGTCGGGGGCAGTCGGAGCCGTTGGCCCCACGGTGAACGCGATCCCGCCCGTCACGCCGGTCGGCCCGGTCGGCCCGCTCGGTCCGGTGTTGCCGGTGACGCCCGTGGGTCCGAACGACAGGTTGATCCCCGTCGGCCAGCTGCCGGACGCCTTGGGGCCGTACAGCGTTTTGTTGGCCGTGTCGATGAACAGGTCGCCGTTGCCGCCGATCCCGCCGGTGGGCGGCGCGGAGCCGGCCAGGACGGGTGAAGCGCCGGAGGGGAGCTGGTAGAAGGGCATCGCTCACGACCTCACGGGTAATGCTTGCCGCCGACCTCGACCCACACGCCGGCGTAGCGGACGAAATACTGACCCGTGTCGATGTCGAGCCAGGTCGCCCCGGCGGACGCTGCGGCGGGGGCGGTGCCGTCCTGGTAGGCCTCGCCGGCACCGGCCGGGCCGGTCGGCCCGGTGGCCCCGTTGCCGCCGCCGCCACCAAAGAAGGTGGACAGCGTGGTCAGCGTCACCCGCTTGGTGGCCCCGCCGCTGACGATCGGCACGACGTCCGGCCCGGTGACGCCGGTCGCTAGGCCGAGCTGGCTGATTTTCTTGTTTGCCATCATGCCACCAGGGGTTGGGCGATCTCGGTCGTCAGCTGGTCGCCGGTCTCGGTCAGCAGGAACGCCACGCCGTCGCTGGATTGCTTGGTGTGAACCCGCACGATCGAGCGGAAGGCGTCACCGTACCGAAACACCGGCACGCCGCGCGGGGCGGCCACTTCGTACTCCACCTCGAGCAAGCCGGAGACCTCCACGATCGTGTCGCCGCGAACAGGCTCACCGAACGGCAGCTGGTCGGCCGAAATCAGGAAGTCGCGAGACTCCCAGTTTTCGATCACGCCGCTTTGGTTGGTCGCCTCGAAATCGCTGCGGCCGATCGTGGCGGTCACCTCTGCCACGTCATCGCCCCGCCGGTAGGTGACCGTGGCCCCCGCCGCAGCGCTGAGCTGCGACGTGAGCCAGGCGGCACCAGCGGCGAGCATGTCGGGCATTGGGTACCTCCGCCCACAACGCCCCGGCGGCGCGCGGTAGCGATCGCGCACCGGCCGGGGGTTGCGAGTGGTCCGGGAATCACTTGTTCAGGATCACGTCGACCGTGGTGTCGCCCACCAGCCGGGCCTTGGCCAACTTGCCGGCGGTCACGCCGGTCGAAGCATGGGCCACGCCGGAGGTGGCGTACCAGTTGATCGCCGAGCCCTGGGCACCGGTGGCACCCGTGGCGACCGGCATCGAGAACACGCCCTCCACCGCGAGCGACCCGAGGGCGTTGGCGGCGATGGGACGGGGAGCAACACCGACGAGCGTGCCGATCACGACCACGTCACCGGCGGCCACAGCCCCGGCCGGCGTGTAATCGAGAACGTCGCCCTTCTGAACGTAGGAAGCCATTTCTAGGGACCTTTCAAACTAGGGGAGCGGTTGGGTGAGATCCGGCGGGCGGGCTTGGCTCCCGCCCGCCGGGTTGTTGTTCACGACAGGGGTCAGACTTCCATCTTGACGCCGGCCTTGTCCTCGGCCTTGGCACAGCCGAAGTCGAAGTAGCCACGCATCTGGACGCCCAACACGTTGAAGTCGGCCTCGGCCGTCTCCACGATCGGGCTCTGGACGCCGTTCAGGAACGCCACCTCCATCACCGGCAGGTCGGCCGGCGAGGCCAGGAGGTAGTAGTCGTTCGCGTCGGTCAGGTAAGTCGAGCTGACCACCTCGTACCGACCGGCGAACACGTTCGTCGACGGCTGGCCCGCGGTGTTCCCGCTCGAGATCTGGATGGAGTTCATCAACTCCGCCGCGGTGATCTCGAGGTCGACCGGCGTCAGCAGGACACGCGGCTGGGTCGCCATCGGCTTCCCGTCGCTGTCCTTCAGCTTCCGGTAGAGGGCCAGAGACTCCTTAAGACCGGCCAGGCCAAGGGCCGTGGATCCGGTCTTCTTGTTGCCCTTGGCCACCGTGAAGAAGGTCGAGTCGTTCAGGAACTCGGCCCAGAACACGTCGTTGAGCTTCAGGGCACCGCCGCGGCCGATCCGCTGCGGAACCACCGTGAGCGCCCCGAGGTCGTCGTTGATCAGGTCGGTACGGGTGACCGAAGTCATGATCCCGTAGGTCTCCGCACTGATCGTCCGGGTCTCGTCCGACGCCGCGGCGTTCTTCAGCTCGCCGCCGTTGGCCACCTTCTCGAACGAGAAAGCGCCGTTGAGGCGGTACTGATTGATCGTCTTGAAGTCGTTGACCGACCGCACCGACGAGATCGACCGCCAGGCCGACTCGACCGTGTCGAAGCCGGCCAGGAGGAACTTGTTGACCGTGCTGGACAGGATGCCCGAGATCGAGTGGGTCGCCCACGCCGCGGCCAGGATCGGCCGAAGTGTGGAGGCGTTCACACGCCGGGGACCGTCGTAGCCGTTGGACACGGCGGCCTGGATCAGCACCTCGCCCAGGCTGATCTCGCGGCGGGCCTTGTGGGCCGCCTCGAGCACCTTGGCGTCGTACTTCTTCTCGATGCCCGGCAGGTTGCCCTGCAGGGCGAACGAGGCCTCGATCACCTCGGCCGTCGGGGCCACGTTGGCCACGACATGAACCGCCGGGGAGCCGGGCCGCTCGTCGCGGGTCGCCTGGAGCTTCTCCATCTTTTCGAGCCTTTCGGTCATGGCCTCGAGCTTCGCCACCAGAACGCTGGTGTCGGCCTCGACGGCAGGGGTAGAAACGGGCTCCACGGCGACCTCCGCCGTGGCCGCCACGACCGCGGTCTCGACGACCTCGTCCGTGGGCTTGGTGGTGGCGTCAGCCGCCATAGGGATCTCCTCTGCCGCTTCTGCGGCGATTGAGACGGCCGTGCTGCGGTCGGCCCCTAACGTGACGAAAGACGTCTCCCGCAGCGTGGAGGCGCGAACGATGCGGACAGGCCCCTGGAGGGTCTGCCCGTTGACGGAGGTGATCTGGTCTTCACCAAATCGCAGGTGGCGGCCCACGTCGGCACCGACGCTGGCCTGCCACTGGTAGCCGGCGGCCGCGAGGGCGAGCACCTGGCGGGCGTTGTCGTTGTCGGCGAGGATCTCGCCCTCGACGATCAGCTGCCCGCCCTGCACGCTCGGCGTGCCCTGGCCGAGGATCGACCCGATCGCGTAGTCGTGGCCGACCACGATCGGCACGGTCTGCGGCAGCGTCATGCCGGCCATGTCGATGACCACGGGCTCCCGTGACCACGACTGGCGGATCGGCGCGCCGGTGTAGGCGACGATGCGGAACTTCCGCGGGCCGGCCGAGGCTTCGCCGTCGGCAGCCTGCAGAAACTCCACACCGCTCGAGAATGCAAGTTTGTCGCTCATAGCCAGATGAACTCCCCGAAGGTTTCGATGGCGTCGTCGTAGCCGTCCCAGTCCTCGATCACTGCGGCACCTCCTCCGGCTCAAACGCCGGCACAAATGACGCGGCCGCGGACTGGCTCTGTTCCGCGAAATAGTCGCGGATCACCTTTTTCATCTGGTCGGCGACGGCGGCGCGGTGCGGATCGGCGTCCACACGCCGCATGCACTCCTCGAGCGACGTGTTCATGTGGACGTATTCGGGATTCAGCTCCGCCATGGCCTGGCGAAACTCGTCCTTGACTCGCGTGGTGATCACCCACGTCGTGCCGATGCCGCGCGCCGTCTTGGCCTTCTGGATGATCAGGTCGCGAATGTCGAGGCAGTATTCGATCAGCGGCCGCGTCTGCTGGTGCGGGTCGTTGCCGCTCAGCGCCTGCATGATCCGATCGAAGTCGAACACGACGTCCCGCGGACCCTTGTTCTGTTTGACGTAGGTCGACTTGCCCGACGCCGGGGCACCGTGGACGACCACGGCCTTAACCTTCGTGACGGGCTGCGATGCTTCGACCGGGTCTTCGCCGTTCTGCGGCGGAGCCGGGGCGGCCTGGCCGGCCGGTGCCATCGACAGGCCTAGCTCGCCCATCAGCGCCCGCTCGGCGGCGATCTGCCGCAGCTCGACATCCCACCGCTTGCCCTGGCGGGCGTACTCGCTGGCCAAAGTCGTGGTCAGCGTCCGCAGCCGGGTCTCGCAGGCGTTGGCTTCTTTGCCGGGGTCGACGTGGTCTTTCCCGTCCCACACCCAGGCCCAGTTCCACTCGCTGAACGGCGGCAGGCCGTCGGGGATCACGCCGGCCAGGCTGGCCTCGTTCACCCAGGCCGCCAGCACACGGTCGAGGCAGATCCGCTCGAGGTGGTCGCGGTCGACCCGCTGGTTCATGGCATAGACCTGGTGGTCCATGCGGCCGGAAGCGTAGTTGTAAGACGAGCTGTCGAGCGCGGCGACGTTGTACGGCAGCTGCAGGCAGCGGGCGATTTCGTTCAGGATCTCGCGCTTGAAGTCCTTGTAGGTGCTGGTCGGCTGCTCCGCCTTCAGCTGCGAGATGTCCCAGCCCTCCGGCAGGGTCACCAGCGCCCGCTTGCGGATCTCCAGCTCGGCGAAGCTGTCGACCTCGTCGACCTCCGCGGCCGGGGAGTTGCTGTGGATGAACGCCGCGAAGTCGGCGGCGGTCTCGGCGGCGGCGATCACGGCCTCGGTGTAGCGCCGCAGCTGGCCGAACAGCCGCAGGGCCGGGGCCACTTCGGGGTAGCCGCGGTTCTGCCCGGGCCGCACCCGGCGGAACCAGTGGATCATGGCCGCGGCCGGCACCCGGCGAAACTCCAGCGTGTTGATCCGGTAGTTGCTGCCCGGGTGGTAGTTCAACACCTGGTAAGCGATCACGTTGCCGGTGGCGTCGAACTCCATCCCGTCGACGGTGTTTCCCTCGACGGTGATCGACTGGGCCATCAACTCGGTCGGCGTGGCCACCATCTCGGCCTCGACCAGGCGGAGGTCGAGCTGGACGCCCGGGAGGCGGCCGTTGTTGATCATCATGGCGAAGGCTTCGCCATCGGTGACGATCGCCTCCCGCATGGTCCGCAGCTTGGCCGGCAGGTCGATCAGCGTTCCCCAGTCGTAGAACGCCCGCTCGACGGACCGGGCCGCGTCGACGTCGCCGATGTCGAGCTGGAGCCGGGGGCCGGTGCCGACCAGGTCGCCGGCCAGCGTGGCTGAGATCCCGGCCAGGTAGGAGTTGTTCACCCGCTCATGGCGGGCGCGGTTCCGCATCGTGCGGCGCTTTTCCGGCGACAGGGCGGCGTCGGCACTGAAGGCGTCGGCCCCGGCCCAGTGGCGGTAGTCGTCGCCCCGCTCGGCGGCCTCAAACCGGGCGCGGGCCACCGGAGCCACCGGCTGGCGGGGCTGCGTCTTGCCGCGGAACAGGTCGAGGAAGGCCATCACGAAAAGCCGTTGGGGATGATCTGGTTGAACCGCAGGCCACGCCTGGTGGTCGACGCCGCGGCCTTGGCGGCCAGGTACTTGTCGGCCTCGATCTGCTTGGTGATGTCCTGCGCCTCGACCTCGCCCGCGTCGGTGCGGACACGGGCCGGCCCCTTGGCGGTCGATTCGATGGCGTCACGGATCTCGTCGCTCATGCTGCGACGGTAGGCCAGACCGCAGAAAACCCGCAGGGGGTCTGGCTACTGGACGCGGTGCCAGTCGTGCGTGTAACGCTGCACGTTGACGAACCCTAGTCGCGTGGCGATCGCTTCGGTGGCCGGCGAGAACACGGCCAGCGGCAGCTCGCGATCCAGCACACCAGCGGCCGCCAGGGTGGCCGACAGCGCCAAGGCTATACCGGCCCCGCGGTGCCGCTCGTCGGTCCACATTTCGAGCGTCTGCATGTCACGCCAGTCGTGGGTACAGGCCCAGGCCACCAACGCCCCGCGGTCGTGCCACAGAGCGATCGGCGTGGAACTGGACGTCTTGCCGGCCAGCCGGCTGGCGACCTCGGCCTGAAACTCGCTGCCCGGCCACGTCAGGCGAAACTTGATCGCCACGCAGTCCGCGTCAGTAAGACCGTCGACGGTGGTCAGCGTGATCATTCGCCAAGTTTGCGAATCTGGATTCGCTTGCCGCCACCGGGTGTGGTCGGGATCGCCACCTTGCGCCGCGCCCGGCCGCCGGTCTCGGTGGCCGCCGGGCTCACGCCCGTGATGCTCGCGGCCACCGCCGACCCGACCAGGCAGTCCCACCAGTGGTTTTCAAACCGCGTGCCGGACAGCTTCCACTCGTCCACCACCCGGCCGCGGGCCGACTCGGTCCGCACCGGGTATTCGTTCGTCAGGTGGTCCCACAGCATGTCGTGCTCGCCGGCACAGAACACGATCGCCTCCGGGTCGCCCGTGGCCAGCCGCAGCCGCGAGGCCGCGAACGTCTTCCAAAAGTTGGTGTCGTAGGTGACCGACCGCTGGCCCTGGACCTGGTTGATCCGCCAGTTCAGCCCCAGCCGGTCGCCGCGGGCCTTGCCCTTGT